AGCAGGTGGTAGAGGTTTCTTTGGTTAATGAGAAAAGAACACAAGAATCCTAAAGGTGGATTAACTGCAAAAGGCAGAGCATACTTTAAAAGAAAAGAAGGTGCTAACTTAAAGCCTCCAGTTAAAAAGACACCACCTAAAGGTACAAAGAAATTTAAAAGAAAAGTTTCTTTTGCTGCAAGATTTGCAGGAATGAAAGGGCCGATGAAAGATAGTAAAGGCAGACCTACAAGAAAAGCTTTAGCTCTTAGAGCTTGGGGTTTTAGAAGTGTAGAATCTGCTAGAAACTTTGCAAATAGAAATAAGCAAAAAGCTTAATGGCTACTGCAAAGAAAACTAAACCTGCTTTGTGGGCTAGAGCGAAAGCTCAAGCTAAAGCAAAAATGGGAGGAAAGCACAGTGCAAGAGCTATGCAATTGGCTGTCAAGATATATAAGAAAGCAGGTGGAGGGTATAGCGGAACTAAGTCAAGCTCCAATAAACTCTCGAAGTGGAGCAAACAAAAATGGAGAACAAGTAGTGGAAAAAAATCTGAAGGCAAACGAAGATACTTACCTGATAAAGCTTGGAAAGCTCTTACGGCTAAAGAAAAATCAGCGACTAACAAAGCTAAAGCAAGTGGATATAAAAAAGGTAAACAGTTTGTTAAACAACCAAAAAAAATTGCAGCCAAAACAAAGAGATTTAGATGAAGAAATTTATAGATAAAATAGTTTTTAAATTAAGAGTTTTTATTGTAGAGATAAAAAATAAGTGGAGTAAAAAATAAATGGCTAAAAAATGGATTCAAGCTGCTATTAAAAAACCTGGAGCTTTAAGAAAATCTATGGGAGTAAAAAAAGGTGAAACTATTCCTGTAAAGAAACTTCAAAAAGCTGCAAAGAAAAAAGGTAAGATGGGTGCAAGAGCTAGATTAGCATTAACATTACGAGGATTTAAAAAATAATGGAATACACAATAGATGATACTCCAACAGTAGATACTACAGATAAAGCAGCTGCTATCTTACAAAAGTATAAAGAAGCTGTATCTGTTAAAGATCATTGGAGAGAAAAGTTTGAAGAAGCATATGAGTATTGCTTACCTAATAGAGAATCTTTTTATGATGAATCTCCAGGACAAAAAAGAACTGATAAAATTTTTGATGAAACTGCTGTAGTAGGTGTACAAGAATTTGCATCTAGATTACAATCTGGTATTGTTCCTACATTTGCAAGATGGGCAGATTTCCAAGCTGGTGTTGAAATACCAGAAGAACAAAAATCACAAGTTAATTTACAGTTAGATAAAATTACAGAATATGTTTTTGAAGTATTACAAAACTCTAACTTCAATCAAGAAGTACATGAAGCATTTATGGATCTTGCAGTTGGTACTGGATGTATGCTTGTTGAAGAAGGTGATGCTGTAAACCCAATTAAATTCACTGCTGTACCATTACCTAAACTATGTTTATTAAATGGGCCAGATGGTAAGATAGATACAGTTTATAGAACTAGAAAAGTTAAACCAGAACACATTAAAGTTTTATATCCTAAAGCTGTAATGCCAGAATATTTTGATCCATTAAAACAAAAAAAAGAACATACAATCATTGAAGCTGTTTATAGAATCTATGAAGACAATGTTGAAAAATATAAATACTGTGTAGTATTAGAAAATCCTAAAGCTGTTTTATTTGAAGAAATATATACAGGAGAAGGATCTAATCCATATTTAGTATTTAGATGGAACAAAGCATCTGGTGAAGTTTATGGTAGAGGCCCAATCTTTAATGCAATGGGTGCGATTAAAACTTGTAATCTTACAATTGAATTAATATTACAAAATGCACAGATGGCAGTATCTGGAGTTTATACTTATGAAGATGATGGTGTAATTAATCCAGACAATATTGCTTTAGTACCTGGATCATTAATACCAGTAGCTCCAGGATCTAGAGGTTTAAATTCAATTCAATCAGCATCTAACTTTGATGTAGCTCAATTAGTATTAAATGATATGAGGCAGAATATTAAAAAAGCTTTATATATGGAAACTCTTGGAAGACCAGAAGGAACTCCAATGACAGCAACAGAAGTTTCTGAAAGAATGGCAGATCTATCTAGACAAATAGGATCTTCATTTGGAAGACTTCAATCTGAATTTATTCATCCATTATTAAAAAGAATAATTAGAATATTATCTAAACAAGGTAGAATAGAATTACCAAAAGTTAATGGTAGAGAAGTTAAAATAGCTGCAAGATCTCCATTAGCTAAAGCACAGCATATGCAAGACATATCTGATGTAAATAGATTTAATGAAATTATTGCAGGTACTTTTGGCCCACAAATGATTAATGTTATTGTTAATCAAAATGAAACTGCTAAGTATCTAGCTAGTAAAATGAATTTGCCTGAAAAACTTATTCGTGATGAAGAAGAACAACAGCAAATAGTACAACGGATTAGTCAATTACAAACTGCGCCAGGAGAAGGAGAAATACCACAATAATGAGCTGGGATGGACTTAAAACTAAAAAGCCAATCCCTGCAAAATCTATAGACGGTTACGTAAGATCTGAACAAGAAGAACGTAATCTCAATAAATCTTTTGCAGGTTTGTTCAAGGGTGATGATGGAAAGCTAGTCCTTGATTATATTAAATCAATAACAACTGAAGCTGTTGCTGGGCCAAACATTGACAGCAATCAATTATTTCATTTAGAAGGAATGAGATTCTTAGCAGGTATAATACAAACAAGAATAAAAAAAGGAGAACAAGATGGCAGATGATAATGCACAGGCACCAATCGCCACAGATACTCAAACAGAATCTGGTGAAACGAGTGCTAATACAAGTAAGCCAGAATTTATACAAGATAAGTTTTGGGATGCTGAAAGAAACGAAGTTAATCTAGAAAACTTAGCAAGTAGTTATAATTCTTTAGAAAAGAAATTAGGTTCTAGAACTGAAGATCTTTCAAAACAAATAAGAGAAGATTTAGAAATGGAAAAACTTAAATCTGCTCCAGAAGAATATAAAGTTAATTTACCAGAGTTACCAGAAAATGTAGATGTTACAGTTTCTGATGATATGGAAATTGTACAATGGTGGAAAGATACAGCAAAAAAAAATGGACTTTCTCAAGAACAATTTGATCAAGGTGTAGAAATGTTTGTTAATAATGCTATAGCAACTTTACCAGATATGAATGCAGAAATGCAAAAGCTAGGTGATAATGCTAAAGAAAGAGTAGAAGCAGCTGAGCTTTGGTCAAAGAAAAATCTTTCACCAGAATCTTATCAAACTTTTTCAAGTGTAGCCTCAACAGCAGAAGGTGTAAAAGTCATAGAAGAAATTATGAAGATGACTAAAGATAGTCCTATGCCATCAACACCTACACAAGTATCTGTTGCTCCTAATCTACAAGATCTAAAATCTATGATTAATGATCCTAGATATTATGATTCTAATAGAAGGGATCCAGCTTACGTTAAAAGAGTAGAGGAACTTTTTGAAAAAGCGTATCAAAATAAACAAGGATAAGTTTCCATTTAAGAAACTTAAAAAAGATCTGCATTGGCTAGATGCAGTTAGCGATACTGGTTGGTTATCTAAAGATCAAATGGATAAACAATCACCAGCTAAAGCTGTATGTAGCCAAATGTGGATTTACAAAGAAGACAATAAATCTATTACATTATTTGCAAACTATTCATATGATGATGACGGTCATATAGAGTTTGGAGAAGTTATTACTATTCCTAAAGTATGGATGTAATTGTGCGTTGTTTATATATATAAACAAATCTATTTTCACAACAAGACCTTAAAAATGTTCAATGATTGCCCTTAACTGGATAACAATCCTCTGCATTTGTAAGACAATCGGTAAATAAACGTAACTTAACAAATAGGAGCTAATAATGGCAACATCAATAACAAATGCCTTTATAACTCAGTTTGAAGCTGAAGTTCATATGGCTTACCAAAGAATGGGTTCTAAATTAAAGAACATGGTAAGAACTGTGAATGGCGTTAATGGAAATACTGTTAAGTTTCAGAAAGTTGCAAAAGGTTCTGCAAACACTAAAGCAAGACACGCTGAAGTAGTTGCAATGGATCTTTCTCACAGCAATGTGGATGCGACTTTAACTGATTACTATGCAGCAGATTACGTTGACAAGCTAGACGAGTTAAAGGTAAACATAGACGAAAGACAAGTAGTAGCACAATCAGCTGCTTACGCTTTAGGTAGAAAAACTGATAGCGTATTGACAGGTATAATGGATGGTGCAACTCAACTTGCAAACAACTCATCAGGTACTGGTACTGGTATGAACTTAGGAAAAGCTCAAGCTATGATGGAACTTTTCAATACTAATGACGTTCCAGATGACCAACAAAGATATTGGGTTGTTGGACCAAAACAATGGTCAGATCTAATCAACCTTGATCAATTCTCTAGAGTTGAATATGTAGGCGAAGGTGAGCTTCCATATTCTGGAGGAATGACAGCTAAGAGATGGTTAGGATTCTTATGGTTTGTACACAGTGGACTAGAAACTTCTGGTTCTACTGATAGACATACTGTAGCTTTCCACAAATCATCAATTGGTTTAGGAATTGGTTCTGATGTTAAAACTGAAGTGAACTACATACCAGAAAAAGTTTCACACTTAATTACATCTATGCTTTCAATAGGTGGAACAGTGATTGATTCTGATGGTATCAGAGTTCAAAAATGTGCTGAATAATAGGAGGATAAATGGCTTACGAAACTTCAAATCCAATCAAAAAGATTGCTGAAGCTGGTGGTAACTCTGTATTCTTCTATACAGACGGAGATGCTATTGCAACTATAGCTGCTTCTGGTTACTTCAACTCAGCAACTAACGAACTAAAAGAAAATGATATTATTCTTTGCGTAGGTTCAAATGGTGGTACTCAAACAGTTGACATTCTTGTAGTGTCTTCTGCAACAGGTGCTGCTACAGTAACTGTCGTAAACGGTTCATAATATCGTTAATGATTTATTGGGGGCGATTAAATTCGCCCTCAATTTAATATTTTTAAAAGGAATTAAATGGCAACATCAAAAGTAGATATATGTGCAAGAGCTTTAGTAATGATAGGAGCGCAGCCAATATCTTCTTTTTCAGATGGTAGCACAGAAGCTTTAGTTGCCTCAAATGTTTATGAAGACATAATTCAAGCTTCATTAACAAGACATAGATGGAAGTTTGCTACCAATCAAAAACAATTATCTTTATTAGCTACAGCACCAACAGGTAGATACGACTACGCATATCAATTACCATCTGATCCAGGCGTATTACAAATTAATACAATTACAGTAAATGATTATGTAATACCTTA